CGCCGGCCTTACAGTTGATGGCGCAAATGCAACATTGACATATTCAAACGCAAGTGATCGTTTTGTATTCAATAAGGATATCGTGGCAACGACTCTGGTTGGTCAGGTTTCCGATATCTCAAATCACGATACCGACGATCTTTCTGAAGGATCATCCAATCTTTACTATACAGACACACGTGTACGAAACGCAGTAAGTGCTACGACGGGTCTTGACTACGACTCGGCCACCGGTGTGTTCAATCTTGCTGACACTACGGTAACCGCAGGTACGTTTGGTTCAGCATCAGAAGTTCCAGTCATTACCGTTGATGCACAGGGTCGTATCACATCTGCTTCAACGACAAATGTTGCTGGTGTATCAAGCTTCTCGTACGACAGTGCGACTGGCGATCTTGATATTGGTACAGCGGACGGATCAACGTTTACTGCTACAGTTGACCTTGGACCGTTCTCAACAGACGATCTTGCCGAAGGTACAAATCTTTATTACACCGACGCACGGGTCGACGCACATTTAAGTGGTGGTTCTGGTATTGACTTTTCGAGCGGTACGATCAGCCACTCCGATACGTCATCAGTCAGCAATGTATCCGCAACATCAAACACGTTTATTGATGCGATTACGTTTGATACCTTTGGTCACGTCACAGCTGTATCAACGTCAACAGCTGCACCGCCGAACGACGCAACGATTACTGTCTCAGCTGGCACCGGGCTAAATGGCGGCGGAAACTTTACGACCGATCAGTCAGGTAATGAAACGATCTCACTTGACGTTGACACAAGTACGATTGCCACGCGATCGTACGTTGATACGGAGGTAGCAAATCTTGTTGACTCGTCTCCGTCAACGCTTGATACTCTCAATGAGCTTGCTGCTGCTCTTGGCGACGATCCGAACTTTGCTACGACAGTGGCAAATGATATCGGAGATAAAGCAGATAAGACTATCGACATTAATGCTGGTTCCGGTCTTACTGGCGGCGGAGATCTTTCAGCAAATCGTACGATCAGCCACGCGGACACATCGAGTCAGTCGTCAGTAAATAACTCTGGTAACACAGTTATTCAAGACATCACTCTTGATGGTTTCGGTCATATCACCGGTCTTTCTTCTAAAACAATCGATCCGCCGACTCTTGATACACTCGGTCTTGATACTAACGATGACGTTCAGTTTGACTCACTCGGTATTGGTACTGCCGCAACTGGTGTGTCCGGTGAGATCGTGGCGACGGGTGATATTACATCGAATGCATCTGATGATCGTCTTAAGACTAAGCTTGGTGGTATCGAGAATGCTCTTGATAAGGTTGAGTCGCTGAGTGGCTTCTACTTCGAGTTTAACGATACGGCTATCAATCTTGGCCTTCAGGAAGGCAAAAGAGTCGGTGTATCGGCTCAAGAAGTGCAGAACGTTCTTCCGGAAGTCGTTAGAGACTCTCCAGTTGATAACGAGTACCTTACTGTTCAATACGAGAAGATGGTGCCCCTTCTTATCGAAGCGATCAAGGAACAGTCTTCCACAATCGAAGATCTTAAGAGTAGAATAAATACTCTTGAAGAACAATCGCATTCTCACTGAGAATCGATGAGGAAATATTAAATGACGTCAATTACAACAAGAGAGACTACTGGAGGTGGTGCAACCGTAAAAGGTACACCACTTACCAACGCTGAGATAGACAACAACTTTATCTCGATTACAACGAGTAAACTCGAGGCGTCTCAAAATCTTAGTGATCTTACCGATACTGATGCGGCAAAGACAAACCTTGATCTTGCATCGATGGCTGCTCAAGAATCGACAAATGTTGATATTACTGGTGGTTCAATATCCGGAGTAACATTCTCTTCTGCCGACATTAATAGCGGTACAATTGATGGTGTCACGATATCCAACTCTACGATTAACAACGACATAAGTGGTACGGCTACAAATGTATCATCATCTTTAATCGCAGGAGACGGACTCAACGGATCGAACTATGATGGGTCATCATCCGTTACGTTTACAGTTGATTCTACAGTTCTTCGCGGTAGTGGTGATCAAACAGTATCAGGTTCTTTTGAGATAGACTCACTTGGAGTTAACACTGCTGCTCCTGCATCAGATGGTGACATTCGAGCAACTGGCGATATCGTATCAAACTTTTCGTCGGATATTCGAAATAAGGAAAACATCCAAGACATTAACGATGCGCTAAATGTAGTTAATTCAATCGGCGGAAAAACGTTCGATTGGAGTGATGAATATATAAATAGAAAAGGCGGAGAGGACGAGTACTTTCTTCAGAAACAAGACTTTGGTGTTATTGCTCAAGATGTACAACAATCGTTTCCTCTAGCAGTGAGAGAGCGAGAAAACGGTGAGTTGGCTGTTGATTATGTTAAGTTATGCTCTCTGGCGTTTGCAGCGATTAAAGAGCTTAACGAAAAAGTTGATAGTTTAATTACACAACAAAGGAATTCATAAAAATGGCAACAGCACTTACAGCATCGGGGATTCAGTTTCCTGATGATACGGTTACGTCGACAAATCTTCTTCCGTCGGGCACTCGTCTGCTCTTTCATAACTCGTCTGCTCCTACGGGTTGGACTAAGGATACCTCAATTAACGACTCAGCACTTAGAGTTGTAAGTGGAACACCGGGTTCCGGCGGTTCAGCTGGATTTTCATCGGCACTTGGATCACCATCTGTGTCAGGTTCTGTATCATTAAGTGGTGATCCAGGCACTGGTAACCTCTCAACAAGTATCTCTGGCAATGTCAACGTCGGATCGACCACACTAAGTACGTCACAGATGCCTAGCCACTTTCACTGTTCCGGTCCACATGGTAACGCCGGCGGCGGTGGATTGAGGGCCGACGCATGTGGCGGCGGCGGCGGTGCCGATGGAACATTCCGAGTGTCAAATACGGGCGGATCTGGATCACACGGTCACAATGCTGGTCATAATTTGTCTGGATCAATTTCAGGTTCACCGGATCGTGGTACTTTATCTGGTTCGCTTTCATCTGCTTCAGCATCAATCAACGTGAAATTCCAAGACTTTATTCTCGCTCAGAAGGACTAATATATAATATGACGATTGAGATAAAGGACAATTGTCCTCTAAATAAGTTTAAACCATGTAAGAAGTTTGATTGCGCGTGGTATACACAGATTCGTGGTACCGATCCAAACACGGGTAAAGAAGTCGATAACTACGGATGCGCGGTCGCATGGCTTCCGATGTTATTGATTGAAAACTCACAACAAAGTCGTCAGACTGGAGCAGCCGTCGAATCATTTAGAAATGAAATGGTTGACGCTAATTATGCATCACAGAATCTTATGAGAGCGATTGCGCAAGTACAGTCGTCAGACGAACCGATACAAAAGTACATAACCGAGGATAACAACAATGTCTGATAGAATCACTATTATCAATAACAACAACGGAACCGCTGATGTTATGTTTAACGGAGAAAACGTTGAACATGTTCCTACAACGAATCTTGATTCTAACATACATGCGGTCCAGTGGTATGGTGATTATGGAGAAATTGAGTACTCTGATCACAACGAAGAGATCACTGATTTTTCAGTGTTTGATGCGGTTATGACAGATCGTCAAACGGAAATCGATCGCATTACACAGGAAGCTCTTGATAATGAACCGACCGAAGAAGAAAAGGATAGATTAACTAGGGACGTTCTTCTCGAAGAAACTGACTGGATTGTGGTTAAGTATCTTGACATCGGTGATCCTGTTCCACTTGAGTGGGCAGATTATCGTCAAGCACTTCGTGACGTTACTTCGCAAAGTGGATTTCCCGGTAACGTAGACTGGCCAGAGAAACCTACTACGTCCCCATAAAAAAATACTACATTATGATTACATTTTCTATTGATGATTCACTGCTTGATGTATTTCCTGAGCCAAAGCGTTCAGGTAAATATATGCCGCAGTATTACAAAAATCTTGCTTCTCAGTCAGATAACAATCCTCAGAGTGGAACAGCCAAACGATGCGTTCCATTTATGGAGACAGTTACTGCTGGGTATATCATACCTTTATGGTCAGATGTTTTTATCGTGGCTCAAAATGGTGAAATAGAACTTACCTTTCCTGATAATTTGCCCGTGAATCAAAGCCTTGGTTACCATGGTTATCATCAACTCAAAGATCATCCGGCAAGTCATATGTCATATGGTAAAAATCTTATGAAGTTTATTAATCCATGGATCATTGAGACTCCTCCGGGCGTATCATGTCTTTTTACAACACCCATGAATCACTTTGAGACTCGTTTTAAATTAATTGATGGTATCGTTGATACTGATACATACTATAACCAAGTTAACTTTCCGTTTGTTTGGACAGGCGGTGACGGAGAGTTCTTTATTGAAAAGGGGACGCCTCTTGTTCAAGTGTTTCCATTTGTAAGATATGACTTTAATAAATATCAAATAAAGAGCATCGACCATAAGACTCAAAACAAGACTGTGTCAATCCTCGGTACTGCTCTTCGTCATGGTTATCGGAAGTATTTCTGGCACAAACGTAAGAAATAATTTCTAACCGTTTACAGATACTTTATAATGTGGTATAATGTATTATTATGTTTTCAATATTTTCTAAACGTAAAAGTTTTGTAGTCGACTTTATAACAACCGACTATAAGGCATATGAATACTTTCCTATCGATAAGTCTAATAAGTTTATCCCACAATGGTGGAAAGATATAACTCAGGAATACAAAGACGATAATTTTAAGACTAAAGCAAACCGACTTAATACTCTTAAAAGATGCCCCGGATTCATCGACGTATTCAAATATAGTTACACGCTTCCTTTATGGACCGATTGCGAAATCATCGTTGATGAAAGAATTAACGATCATGGATACTCTGCTACTAGTGCAGACAATTCAGAAATTACTTCGCATCCTTCGTACGAGGCGGGTAATTTTATGCCGTCAAACTCACTGATTCATTTTAAATTCCAAAGTCCTTGGATTGGTTATTCCTCAAAGAAAACAGATTTACTTTGGAATTGGTCTCCTGCAGTATGGAATAACCCTAATTTATTAAACAAACTTATAATACCTACTGCCTTTCGTAATTTCAGAGGAGGCACAACCACGAATATACATACCTTTATGAGTTCAGCTGAAAGTCAAGTGTTGAATCTTGATGCGGGTGTGCCCATGATTCACATGATTCCAATGTCGGATAAAAAAATAGAAGTTAAATGCCATTACGATCCTGATTGGTTCAAAAAAGTAGCCTCTACCACATCTATTAATTTTTCAAATAACAGTATGTATTATACGAGAAAGAAACATATGTAGTGTAATAACTATAGATCGTTTCACACATGAACACCAATATATTTTGAGGCAAATAATGATTGATAATTCTTTACACGTTCCAATTCTGCATCGTTATTTTTTTAACGAAGAGGACAACAGTTACATAAACGTTTTAAATAAAGAAATTGACCGTCTTATGGATTTGAATGGGGACTGTTGGGGCCGTCTTGATACAGAAAATGATACTTGGTCGTCCTACCCTATTAACAAAGATATACTTTTTAATAATCCAGTTTTTGATGATGCATCTAATGGTGTGAAAGATATCATTAATCAGTATGCTATGAGCGTACGAGCTGATACGCAACGCCATCAGATTCACATGATAGATTCATCAATATACGTATGTGGTTCAAACCCGAAGAAACAATATACCTTCGACGATTCACAACATTTTGTTGGTTACATATTTCTTAAAGCTGAAGAACAAAGTGGTAACCTTATTATTCGCAATCCTGTTGCACCAAAGAGACGATTGCATCATAACGGCGACAGCCCTCTTCGTGAATACTTTATTAAACAAGTTAACACTGGTGACATTGTGATTTTACCTTCACACATCGAGCATAAAATGACCGATTTTTCTGAGAACTCTGAACTCAGGTTTGTTAAGTTTGGTATCACAGTTGCCTAACATGGCAACTTTTGATACTGTTAAAGAGTTCGAAAAAACAATCTCCAATTACTTTGGTTCAAAGTATGGAGTTGCGACTGACTCGTGTACTCATGCGATTGAACTATCTCTTCGATACGACAATGTAAAGACAACTACTTGTCCATCGCATACGTATCTATCGATTCCAATGACTCTTTCTAAACTCGATATAGACTGGTCTTTTAATAATGATCATTGGAATTCGTATTATTATCTAGAGAATACCAGAATAATTGATGCGGCTGTTCTTTGGAAAAACAACTCCTATATTCCTGAGTCTCTGATGTGTCTTAGTTTTCAGTTTAAAAAACATCTTTCTATTGGTAGAGCAGGAATGATTCTTACTGATGATAGCAATGCGTATAAAGCATTAAAATCGATGAGTTATGATGGAAGAGATAACGACTTAGCATGGGCAGAACAGGATATTACTCAGATCGGATACCACTACTACATGACACCTGAGTCTGCAGAGTATGGTCTATCTAAGTTTCATGCAGTAAAAGATACTGCACCAAGAGAATGGTCGTATCAAGACTATCCGAATTTATCTCATCTTAGGGTATTTAAGAATGGATCTTGAGAATAAGTTGATTGGATTCCCTCATGTGTATTATTTTAACATGGACCAAGAAATCGATAGACGTGTATACATGGAGAAACAATTTGATACGTATGGTATAGAATACACAAGAGTTTCTAGTAATCGTTTTGACGCAGAGAAACAACACGAATGGTCAAACGTATTACATGATGAAAATATTTTAAACCAAAAACTAGAAGGAATGGGTGCAAGACTGGTAGCAAACTTTGTAAGTCACATAACTTTTCTAAAAGAGTGGTACGATAATACGTGTGATAGTACCGTTGTTCTAATGGAAGATGACTATGATCTTTCTTTGATAGACTACTGGCATTTTGACTGGAAGTACTTTATGTCAAGAATCCCATTTGACTGGGACACTGTTCAGTTGGGATACGAACATTTTGAAAAGGTGCAATTCTTTTTAAGTCATAAGGACTATAGATCTTTTAACTTTGGTCCCACATTAATTAATAGAAATCACGTAAAAAAGATACTTGATCTTTTCACCGTTGACGGAAAAATTAAGTTACGTAATAATCGTGCCTATGGAATGGATGATGATCTAACATCAGTTGATTACTCAATTAATCATGTTGGTAAGAACTACACAGTGCCTCTTATTACAACGAACACTGATTTTTTTCAAGACGATAATTCAACTGATGTGTTTAGAAGACATCATGTGAACCAATACATATATCACTACTGGTGGAAGAATAAGAGAGACAATTTTAGTCTCGATGATTTTTTCACAATGAATAAACCAAATGATAATGAAATGACGGAGTACCTACTGAATCATGCTTCACGAGCGTTTAGCTTCTAATGAATGGGACACATTAAAATCAGTCATCGTTGGTGACGCCACCGGTGCACGTATACCACAACTAGACAAAAGTCTTCGAACCGTTAATTACGCCGACATTCAAGATCATACAATTATTGTGACCGGTGCGTATCCTACTGAGGTGACCGACCAAGCGAATGAAGACCTTGAGTTATTCTCTGATATACTAAAGGGTGAAGGCATACGGGTACTTCGTCCTACAGAAAGTGCAGATCCTCAGTACTATAACTATTGTCCTCGTGACGGTGTACTTATTTATGATGATGTTGTAATTTCTACACCTCAACCGCTTCGTGCGCGTAGAGATGAAGAAAGATTCATCGAACAACACTTTGAGAATCTACCCGCAAGGTACATTAAGACGAATCCTGTTTTGTCCGATGAATTGTATAACGAAGACTGTATCGGCGATCCAGACACTCTTGCACTTACAGAAATTGAACCGTGTTTTGATGCGGCGAATGTTCTTAGATCAAACGATGATCTGTTCTATCTCGTAAGTAATTCTGGTAATAAATCTGGGGCTGAGTATCTACAGGATATTGTCGGATCTGAAAAGAGAGTATGGACCATTGAGGGTGTGTATAGTTATATGCATCTTGATAGTACTATTGCTCTATTGAGAGAAGGGTTAATGTTACTTAACCCTGATCGTATAAAATCTAAGGACCAACTGCCTAAACCTCTTCAGTCATGGGATGCAATATGGTGCCCTGAACCTGTCGACATTGGACACTATCCCGGTTACAACAATGCTAGTAAATGGGTCAGCATGAATCTTTTTTCTCTTTCGCCGAATCATGTAGTAGTTGAAGAAAATCAGGACGGATTGCGCAAAGAACTTGAAAGACACGGAATAGAATGTACGATGCTTCCGATGAGACATGCTCGTACACTAGGAGGTTGTTTTCACTGCGTGACACTCGATCTTATTCGAGAATCTGACTGATATATAATACTGTAAGAAAATCTATAGGAATTATTTGTAATGACCAGAGTTGGATTTATTGGTCTTGGGAAACTTGGAATGCCATGCGCCGAAGAAATCGGTAAGGTAGGACATGAAGTGAAAGGATACGATATTGTTAATGTCGAATCGGATATTGTGTCAGTAAGACCCACGATTAAAGATACGGTCTCCGATTGTGATATTGTGTTCATCGCTGTACCCACACCTCATGATGAAAGATATGATGGTTCCATTCCTACTACTGATCTAGATCCTAAGGATTTTGATTACTCGATTGTAAAAGAAACGATCTCAGAAGCAGACCGTTATATGAATGACGATCAACTACTCGTTCTTATCTCAACTGTTCTGCCTGGCACTACTCGTCGAGAGTTTGTTCCTTTAATTCAAAACACTCGATTTGCGTATAACCCATATCTTATTGCAATGGGATCAGTAGCCTGGGATATGGTCAATCCAGAAATGATTATGATTGGAACCGAAGACGGGAGTCTTACGGGCGATGCAAAAGAACTGATCGACTTATACAAAACTTTGATTCATAACGATCCAAGATTCGAGGTTGGCACATGGGACGAGTGTGAGTGTATTAAGATCTTTTATAACACATGGATCTCAACTAAGATCTCACTCGTAAACATGATGCAGGACGTTGCGAATCGAATGGGTAACATTGACGTTGACGTGGTAACTGGTGCGTTGTCAAAATCCAATCTTCGAATCACAGGTCACCAGTATATGACGGCTGGGATGGGTGACGGTGGTGCATGTCATCCAAGAGATAACATTGCTCTTCGGTATCTTGCACAGGAACTTGATCTGGGATACGATCTTTTTGACTCGATCATGAACTCAAGAGAGGTTCAGGCAAAGAATCTTGCAAAAGAACTCGTAAAACACGCGAAAGAAAACGACTGTTGGATCTACATTCATGGGAAAGCCTATAAACCAAAGGTTCCATACCTTGATGGAAGTTACAGTCTTTTGATCGGTCACTTCTGTCAAGAGATGGGTCATACTCCTATCTACATCGATCCCTATACTGGTGATGATTACCAACCTACTGATTCCGGTGTTTTTCTTATGGCTCATTCCGCTGAGATCACATATAATTATACGACAGGAACAACGAATCACAAAGACGAGATCTATTGCGATATACCAGAAGGAAGCGTCATCGTTGATCCTTGGAGAAAAATTGAAAGTAATACTAGCGAGGTAATACACTATGGAAATACTAGAAACCGGTAACAGATGGTCACGCTTTAAACTTCCCAACGTTTGGTGGTCGAATCACGAGAGACTTTCATATTATAATGAGTCTTTTAATGATCCAAAAGCTTTAGAGTGGTGGAGATCACTTGGTTATACGCAGACAAAGTTCACCGGTGACATGTATGACATGAGATCGGAGGAACCTAGTTGGATGAATGAGTTTCGTGAGTATCTGCCATGGAAACACTTTTCTTGGTGTGTATACAAGATGGTACCGGGATGTGCGCTTCCTAAACACAGTGACCTCTATGCTAGATTTAGAGAGCTATATGGTATAGAAGATCCGACTAAAATACGAAGAGCCGTTGTGTTTTTAGACGATTGGCAAAGTGGTCATTACTTTGATGTTGATGATAATCCGATCTTACAGTGGGAAGCAGGAGAGGGTGTGATCTGGGAGTATGATGTGCCACACTGCGCCGCCAACGTCGGAGTAACGAATCGTTATACACTACAAATTACTGGACTAGTTGACTGACCAACAACATGTTTCTTTGTATTTAAGAGTTAACTAAAATGTATAACACCTATGTAGTTGAAGGAGGTATTGGTAAGAACGCTGCCTTTACGTCTTTGATTCCAAAATTAAGTAATAAAGAAAACATTCAGGTTGTATCACCATATATGGATTGTTTTTCAACCAATCCAAACGTCTCAACAACATTTGATCTAAACTTAGGAATTGATCATTCAAGTATTATCAATTCATCAAAAAATATTCATTTTGTTGAACCCTATAAATCAAATTTTGTTTTTGGTAAACAACACTTAATAGAATCATGGTCCAATCTTTTAGGAGTTGAGTATGACGATGAATCAATACCATCGTTATACACTGATCAATATTACGACAAATATGTCAGATCACTCAGAGAATATTCAGTCAACAACAAGTACATGCTAGTTCAGTTAACTGGTGGACAACCACCTGCTCAATATCTTTCGGGGTCTTGTTATGAAATGACTGACAAAAGAAGTTATCCAAATCATCTTGCGCAAAAACTGATACACTTGTTAAAGAAAAAATATCCAGATGTAACAATTCTTGATGCGACTCTTCCAAATCAACCGTCATACGACAATGCAATTAAATACGACGTTTATTGGATACTGTTACATGAAGCATTAAAACATGCTGAGGGATTCATTTCTATAGATTCTTGTCTTAATCATTTTTCGCCTTCAGCAAAGGTTCCTGGCGTAGTTCTTTGGGGATCGACTAGGTGGACTCAGTTTGGATACAGTCAAAATACAAATATGCAATATTTTATGAAACCCAATAAGTGGGAAGAGTCTAAATACGATCCTGATGATCCGCGAAACATAATGATTGATCCAGAACGTGTGTTGAATGAATATGTAAAAACACAAAAAAATAAAGGTATTATTAGAAATATCATTGGACAAAAGAAAAAATAATATGAGTTACAAATTATGAACAATCCATTGGTGCACATATCATTTGGTGAATACGCAGATAAGATTACAATTCTTAGAATTAAACAACAACGCATTCAAGATAATAATAAAATTAAGAATGTAAAAAAAGAACTAGATATGTTAGTTGATCTCGATGATCACTTTATAATAGGATCAGAACAGTATAATAAATTATATAAGGTAAACTCATCTCTGTGGGATGTTGAGGATAACATCAGGATTCATGAGAAAAATGGGGACTTTGGTCATGAATTTGTTCAACTTGCACGAGAGGTGTATAGACTCAATGACGACCGGGCAAGAATTAAGAACAAAATCAATCTAGATTACGGCTCCGACTTAGTCGAAGAAAAATCTTATACAGAATATACGTCATCATAAGGTAAATGTAAATTGTATAAATAGTAGTATCACAGATTATAACAACGGTACTGCTACGATATGATACCAAACTCAAGACAGTCTCTTATAGACTACTGCCTTCGTAACCTCGGTGCTCCCGTACTTGAGATTAACGTCGACGAAGACCAGATCGAGGATCGGGTTGACGAGGCAATTCAGTTCTATCGCGAGTATCACTCCGACGGTATATATCGTGATTTCTTTAAACATGAGTTGACTCAAGAAGACGTCGACAATGAGTATATCTCGATTCCTGACTCTATTCTGACGGTCGTACGAGTGTTACCGTTTACTTTCGAGAACTCGTCAGTCAACATGTTCGATGCGCGATATCAGATGTCACTCAATGACATGTATAACCTTGGTTTCTCAGGTAACCTTGCGAACTACGTACATGTTCAGAAGTACATCAATACGGTCGACATGATGATCAATGGTACCCCACAAGTCGAGTTTGCACGTCACCAGAACAGGTTGTATTTAAACGTCGAACTTGAACGATATCTTAACGTCGGTGAGTATCTTGTTGTTGAAGCGTATCGTATTATAGATCCCGACGAGAGTACAAATGTCTATAACGATCTCTTCTTAAAACGTTATCTGACTGCATTATTAAAACGTCAGTGGGGCGTGAACCTTAAGAAGTTCGAGGGTATGGAGTTACCCGGTGGCGTCACTCTTAACGGTCAACAGTTGTTCGATGAGGCCACTGAAGAAATACGACAGATCGAAGAAGAGATGCAACTTAAGTACGAATTTCCTATTGACTTTCATGTTGGGTAGTAGGTGAGTTCATAATGCCTACAAACGTATTCTTTTCTCCATCGGTTCAATCCGAACAGTTTCTTTATGAAGACCTTATCATTGAGGGTCTTCGTATGTATGGACAAGATGTTCTGTACCTACCTCGCACCGAAGTGAGTACAGACGAGATACTCAACGAAGAGTACTCTCGATTCACAGATGCATATGCGGTAGAGATGTACATCGCAGATACTCAGGGATTCGAGGGAGAAGGAACACTTTTGTCTAAGTTCGGACTTGAGATTCGAGATCAGGCAACATTCATTGTTGCAAGAAGACGGTTCCAACAGTTGGTTGATGTTGATGTCAACTCTCTTGAGTTCGAACGTCCGCGAGAGGGCGATCTAATATATCTTCCTCTTGCGAATTCTCTTTTTGAGATTAAATTCGTCGAGCACGAGAAACCATTCTATCGTCTCAGTGATCTGCCGATCTTTGAGTTACGTTGTGAACTCTACGAGTCAGGATCCGAGCAACTTGATACTGGGTTCGGTAACGTCGATCAGTTCGAGCGCGACCATGCGTCTCGCACGGTCTTATCGATTAGCGGTGGATCGGATGGGTTTGAACCCGGTACCGAAGTCTTTCAGTTTATACAAGACGAGACGTCGGATCAGGAACTTATCGTGGTGTTCGGCGAAGTTGCTGACTTTGTTGAGACACAAGAAGCAGATTCTGGTCAAGAACGCGAGGCCGATCTCTCACTCGTCGGTGTGTCATCCACGGACGGTGAGCTGCGATCCTTTGATCCATCACTCGGTAACATCTTCTTAATCGATGATGAGATAGACACGGGCTGGTCGGTACTCAAGGAATATAGTCTCAGTGATGTTGCTGATAAGTATATAGATAACGATGAGTTTGCAGACAATACGCAGTACGAGATCGATGCCGATCAGATCATTGACTTCAGTCAAGAAAATCCATTCGGCGATCCGAGGTTAAACGACTAATCATATGTTTGGTAATCACTTCTATAACGAACATACACGTCGTGCAGTATCCGTCTTTGGTACACTGTTCAACAATATAACGGTCATAAAACGTGATGGGTCGGGTAACGCGCTTCAAGAAATCAAGGTGCCGCTGTCGTACGGGCCACGAGAAAAGTTTCTTGCTCGTATTCGACAAGAAGCAAACCTGAGCGATCCTAGACTTGCGATTAAGCTACCGCGTATGTCCTTTCAGATTACATCACTTAGCTACGATGAGTCAACGCGTCTGACACGCGGAACTAAACTCAATGTGCCGGGTACATCGTCAACATCAAGAAAGTCGATGTTCTATCCGTCGACATATAACCTGTCGTTTGAACTCAGCATTATGTCTAAACACACGGACGATGCTCTACAGATTCTTGAACAGATACTTCCATTTTTTCAACCCGAGTACAGCGTGACGGTCAATGAGGTTGATAATAACTTTAAGTCGGATATGCCGTTCGTACTAACCGGTGTAGATTTATCTGACGATTACGAAGGCGAGTTTGAATCACGCCGTTCTTTGATCTATACCCTCACATTTGATACACGTATTAAATACTACGGTCCGTTATCAGAGTCGGGATCGATTATCCGTCAGACACAGACAAATCTGTCGGACTACGATATGACTGCGTCAGGTCTTCCGTATGCATCACAAGTGATTACCATTACACCTGCGGAAGCAAATGAGGACGATGATTTTACGATTAATGTTTCGTTTGATTCGCGAACACCAGAACAGATCGAGTTGTTCTTTGACAATACTACAAGTGGTCCATTCACAGTCTCTGAATCAGTTATTGGAACAACATCAGGAACGACTGCTGCTGTGACTGAAGTACGGTCTGATTCGATACTTGTCTCCGTCCCTGACGGTCTATTCGAGGTTGGTGAAACAGTGACGGGTCAGACATCTGCGGCAAACTTTACTGTCACTGATATTAACTCAATATGGAACACGCTATGAGTGATGAGAACGAGAGTGAGATTCAGGACGACTACGATTATGCTCGAGCTCGGTACTACAGCCTAACCGAAAAGGGTGACGAGGCTATCGACCTAATGCTCGATCTTGCGCGTGAGTCCGAACATCCTCGTGCATTTGAAGTTTTGTCGACCATGTTAAAGCAGAACGCAGAGATCGCTGATCGACTCATGGAGTTACAAAAGAAAAAGAAAGAAGTACGTCTGACCGACAATCCTCAGCAACTACCCAACTCTATGACTCAGAATAATGTGTACGTAGGTTCAACTACCGACCTGCAACGTATGCTGCACAATCGTATAAACGAAAAGACAACGATAGACCAGACTGACGACAGCGACTACGACGAAGATAGCGAAGAGGACTGATATGTCTGAGCAACGGCTCCAGAATCATTCCAACCTGTCGTACCTTGGTAATGCAAACGTTAAGCGTGACGGCGTTGAACAAGAGTGGACTCGTGAAGAGATCAACGAGTACGCCAAGTGTCTTAAGGATCCCGTCTACTTTGCAAGGAACTATATCAAGGTCATCTCTCTTGACGATGGTCTCGTTCCTTTTGACCTGTATCCATATCAAGAAAAGATGTTCAATCACTTTAACGAGAATCGATTCTCAATCGTTCTGGCGTGTCGTCAGTCCGGCAAATCGATCTCGTCGGTGGTGTATCTACTCTGGTATGCGATCTTTAATCCAGAGAAAACAATTGCGATTCTTGCTAACAAGGGCGCGACCGCAAAGGAAATGCTTGGTCGTGTAACTCTTGCTCTAGAGAATCTACCGTTCTTCCTGCAGCCTGGATGTAAGGCGCTGAACAAAACCTCCATTGAGTTCTCAAACAACTCTCGGATCATATCGTCATCCACATCGTCCTCATCCATTCGTGGTTTCTCGGCCAACCTTATTTTTCTTGACGAGTTCGCATTCGTTCAAAACGACGCTGAGTTCTATACATCGACCTATCCTGTTATCTCATCGGGTAAAGACACTAAAATTATTATTACGTCGACCGCGAACGGCCTAGGCAATCAGTTTCATAAACTATGGGAAGGCGCGGTCCAAGATATCAATAACTTTAAGCCGTTTCGTATCGACTGGTGGGACGTGCCTGGTCGAGATGAGAATTGGAAAAAAGAAACCATTGCGAACACGTCGGAGCTACAGTTCAACCAAGAGTATGGCAATACGTTTCACGGCACTGGTAATACTCTGGTCTCTGGTGATAAGCTACTGCAGCTGAAGGCAGAGTCGCCGATATATCAGCAGGACAATGTG